TCGGGCAGATGGCGGGGGTTTCGGTTTTCATGCCGACCCATATAGCGAGGCGTATGCCAGGCGTAAAGCGCGACCGGAGCCGGATTATGCGTTGCGTTATGCCTCAGGTGGGGCGGGCGCGCCTCCCCGTGCTCAGCAGCACGCGAAAGGGAGGACGTCTTCCAGGGGGATGGCCTCCCACTCGAGGCGCCAGACCAGGCCGTGTGCCCACCCCTGGAATATCGGATCGTGGTCCGCGGTGGGTTCCGTGGTCTCGGGCGTATCGATAAAGGCGGGGACCGTCATCCGATAGTTATGCTGGGCGTTTGAATGTTTCGCAATGTATCGGATACGTCTCAGGATGCGAAAGCGGAGAGACTGTTTCCCCACATAAGCAGGCGCTTGCGTATTGTCGATGGGTGCGCTAGGTTCGGGGGCATGCGCTACGCCCTCTGCCACGGTGGGGTCCTGGAGCAATTGGCCCAGTTCCCGGATAACTCCTTTGATGGGCTGCTCTGTGACCCACCGTATGGCCTGTCCTTCATGGGGAAGAAATGGGACTACGACGTGCCCAGCGTGGAGCTCTGGGCCGCGTGCCTGCGGGTCCTGAAACCGGGGGCGCCGCTACTGGCCTTCGGGGGATCGCGGACGTTCCACCGGATCGTGGTGGGGATCGAAGACGCTGGGTTCGAGGTCCGGGACACCCTGATGTGGCTTTACGGGAAGGGTTTCCCCAAGTCCCTGAACGTGGGGAAGGCCGTTGAGGCGTGGGCCGGCTACGGCACCGCGCTCAAGCCTGCGCACGAGCCCATTTGCCTGGCACGCAAGCCTCTGTCCGGGACCGTGGCCGAGAACGTCACGTGCTGGGGCGTGGGCGCGCTGGCGATCGATGCTTGCCGGATCGGAGACAGCAAGGACGTTCCGGCATCTGCGCCAAAGGACCGCGTAAACATCGCAAAAGGCGCCGAGAAAGGGAGGACCGCGGACACGTCCGGCTTTGACCCTAACGTGGGCCGATGGCCCGCTAACCTCCTCTTTGACGAGGACGCCGCCGCGATCCTGGACGAGGAGGTGGGCCCCCGCAAAAGCGGCCTGGCCGTGCGCGTGAACGGCGGGGGCGGCCAGATTTTCTCCGATATCGGGGGCAACGGCCACAAGCCCAAGCCCTCGCTTCCGAACATCGGATACATGGACGGCAAGACCAACCCCAGCCGCTTCTTTTACACGACCAAGGTAGGGCGCAAGGAGCGCGAGCTGGGTTGCGGTGCCCTCCCCGAGAAGTCCGCCGGGGAGATGACGGACCGCGAGGACGCGTGCACGGCGTGCGAAGGTAAGGGCCGGGTATTCGTGCAGTACGAGCCACGAGGCATGCCCCCTATGCCTGTCCTGGATAACTGCAAGGAGTGTAAGGGCACGGGTCGGTCTGCGGGCCTGGAGTCCCCGCGCGCGGGCGCTGGTCGGACCGGGGGCGCGCGGAACCACCACCCCACCTTGAAGCCTATCTCCCTCACGGAATACCTGGCCCGTCTGATCAAGCCACCGATCCAGGATGCTTGCCTCCTGGTGCCCTTCGCGGGCGCGGGGTCCGAGATGATCGGCGCCCTGAAAGCCGGGTGGCCTATCGTGGTGGGTATCGAGAGGGAAGCGGATTACATCCCCATCGCGCACGCGCGCATCGCTGCCTGGTGTCCGGACGCGGGGAACGACTCGTGACCAGGGCTCAGATCAAGCGTTACCCCGTGGAGCGCATCCGCCTGGACCGCGGTGGGTACGATCGCACCGGCCGGTATTGGGGCTTGGGTGCGCCTCTGTATCGGGTGTGGGATAACGAGGAGGAGCGCTTTTATTGCCAGGAGGTCCGGGCCCCCAACGCACGCGCGGCCCGCCAGTCGGTACTCTAGCACCATGGCAAACATCGACACCACGCAACTGGATGCACTCGTCGCGGACCTCAAGGCCAAGGAGCAGGCCCTGGCGGACGCGAGCGAGAAGAACGACGCGGACCAGGCCAGCGCCCTCTCGGCGGCCACCGTGGCGGCCAAGTCCCTCTCGGACAAGAACAGCGCCCACGATGCCCTCGCGGGGAGCGTCAAGGCCCTGGAGGCTTTCGTGGACGGGCTGGTGGCGGCCCCGGCCCCCGTCGCCGTCCCCGCCGCGTAACTCGGCACCGACACTGATAGGCCCCCGCCCTGGATTCGTCCGGGGTGGGGGTTTTCTTTTGGGCGGTACTCTCGGTGTGCGGCGGTTTCCCGCCCCTTCCCCGCGGAGTCCCATGTCCCTTTCGGACCTTATCAACGTCCAGATCAGTGCGACCGGGAACCTTCCGGGTCAGGCGGGTTTCGGGATCCCCCTCATCGCGGGATACCACACCCACTATCCGGACCTGGTCCGGTATTACTCGTCGCTTGCGGGCCTCATCACGGACGGTTTCGCCGTTACGGATGACATCTACCTGGCCGCAGCTGCCATCATGGCGCAGTCGCCCAGCGTCCTCCAGTTCGCGGTGGGCCGGCGCACGCACCAGGACACGCAGGTCCTGAAACTCACCCTGACGTCCACGAGCACGCTGGACACGTACAAGGTGACGATCGTGGACGCCGTGGGCGGGGTGCACCTCCTGAGCATGCCGAGCACGGGCGTGGTCGCCACGGATGCCGCGTCGCTCGCCACGGCGGCCACGGCCCTTTCCGTGCCGAACTGCACGGTTACGAGCAACGCCACGAGCATTACGCTCACGCAGGCCGCGGGAAAGCTGCTGGACCTGCAGGGGTGGGACCAATCGGTCCTCACGACCCCGATCCTCCAGGTGGCGGACACGTCGACGGACCCCGGCCTGGCCGCGGACCTTGCCGCCATCCAAGCCGCGGACGACAACTGGTACGGCCTCTGCCTGGCCAACAATGCCCCGTCCCTCGTGGCGGCGGCCATGGCCTGGGTGGAGCCCGCCAAGAAGATCGGCGCGTTCAACTGCTCGGACACGGCAATCGAGCTCGCCACCACGGGCAACGTGGCCCTGACCACGCAGGCCCTGGGCTACGCGCGTTCGGCGGGCCTCTACTCGCGAAGCAAGCTCAAGTCCTTCTCTGGCGCGGCGGCCCTCGGTATGGCCCTCCCCCCGGACCCGGGAAGCATCACCTGGGCCTACAAGAACCTGGTGGGCGTCCCCTCGGACAAGCTCAGCCAGAGCGTCCAAAACAATGTCCTGGCCGCGGGGTGGAACTACTTTACCACCTTCAAGGGGTCGCGCGTCCTCCAGCCCGGCGTGTCCGTGGCCGGGGAGTTCATGGACATCGCCCAGGGCGTGGACTGGTTCACGGACCTCCTGGTCACGAACCTTTTCGCCCTCCTCGTGGGGGAGAAGAAAGTGCCGTTCACTGACAAGGGCGGGGACAAGATCCTGAGCGTCTTGAAGGCTGCGAACCAGAAGGCCGTCCAGCAGAACTTTGCGGACCCGGGCGACGACATTACCCCGGCCCCCAGCGCGACGGTCCCCAAGGTGGGCACCATCTCGGCCGTGAACCGAGCGAAGCGCATTTTCGCGGGCAGCACCGTGGCATTCAAGCTGGCGGGCGCCATCCAGAACCTCACCCTCACCGGTACCGTTACGCCCTAACGGGGGCCTGAGACCACATGAGCAACCTGAAGATTTACAAGGCCACCGAGGTCACCCTCATCGCGGTGGGGGTCCTCATTGATTCGGGATTCGCGGATGGCGAATTCTGCAAGCTGGAGATGGCGGACGAGGCGTTCAAGACCTACGTCTGCACGGACGGGGAGATCGTGTTCTCGGACACGAATAACCTTCTGGCCAAGCTGACGGTCATGCTGTCCCAGTCCTCGGACTCGAACAGCCGCCTCTCCGCGATCCATGAGCTGGACAAGCGGACCCCGGGTGGCAAGGGCGTGGCGCCGTGGATGCTCCGGGACCGCCAGGGGACGAGCATCTATCAGGGCCGCTTCTCGCGCATCACGAAGGCGCCGGACGTCTCGTTCGCTCGAGAGGTCCAGCCGCGAGAGTGGCAATTCGCCGTGATTCTTGACGAACGCCTCGACGGAAGCAACTGACATGAGCACCGGCCTTTTCGCGGAGTTCCAGGCGGCCCTGCAGGCCGGTGCGCTCGTGGTGGGGGAGTCTTCTTTCACCTTCGGGTCCGACGCAAACGGCACGCTCCCCGCCCTGACGGGTATCGTCAAGGTGACCGGCTCGGTGATCTCCGTGACGCGGTCCCTGTTCGCCTCCCTGACGGCGGGCGCGGTGGTCATCCTGAGCAATCAGGAGGGCCACTCGGTCACCTTCATCGGCGCGACCGGCACGGGTGTCACCGTGGCCACCACGAAGTCCGCGATCCTCCGCTGCGACGGGACGAACTGGATCCGCGTCACCGCGGACGCCTAACCTTCGCGGTAGACCCGCCCGCAATCGCATCCCAGGATGTGGCCCGCCCCTCGGAGCGCCACGCACCTGGGATCGTAGTAGCGCGGCGGGTCCTGCACCACCGTAACGCCGGGTGGCGGACGCGGCGCATCGTGCGTAGGACAGAACCCAGGCGCGCCGTCGCACATGCTGCATCGGTCTCGGGGTGTCATCGGGGTAGCCCGTCGTTCGAATCGCCGTGGTTGCAGTCGCCCAGCTCGTTTCCCGCGCAGGTTCCGTCACACGTGAACCCCGGCTCTCCCCGGCGCAGAGCAGCCCCCTGGCCGCGCCTGCGGGGCATCATGCGAAGCCACTGTCCCAGGCGTTTACGTTCCTGTTCCGTGGGATCGCGCCAGCGGGCAACACCCTGCAATATGGTGTGAATGTCTGCGGGGATCATGTTCGTATGATACCCCCGGCGGAGAATACGTCAAGGGGTACTCTCCCGCATGCCCGGCAAAGACCCCGAAACCCGCGTCATCGGCGGGAACGAATACACCGTCCACCCCCACGGCGCGATCAAGGGTCGGTCCATCCTTCTCCGCCTGGCCAAGATCGTGGGCGGTGCCCTCACCGGGATCACCGAGGCGAACGCGGCGGACAAGCTGGGGGACCTGCTGGGCAACCTCACGGAGGCGGACCTAACGTTCCTCTGCGACGAGTTCTCGGCCAAGACGCTGGTCTCCGTGGGCGATGGCCAGGTGCAGCTGAACAAGGTTTTCGACGCACACTTTCAGGACGCCTACCTGGAGATGCTACAGTGGCTCCGCATGTGCGTGGAGGTCAATTTCGGCTCTTTTTTTCGAGGGGCGCGCGGAGCGCTGAAGTCCGCCGTTTCTCCCGAGAAGGGGACGAGCAAGGCCGGGTGACGGTCAAGCTCCCCGCCGGGGTGGACTGGTACATCTGGCGTATTCGTACGTCCGCGCGCCTGGGCCACCCGTCGTTTAGGGAGATGGACGAGGACTGGACCGTGAGTGATTTGCTGGACGCCCATGAGCTCCTGGATGCGTTCGAAGAGGCGGAAAGCAGGGCCACCACATGAACGCACTCCGTGAGATACTTGCCGCCTTCTCCATTGAGGTGGAGGATGATGAGCTGAAGAAGGCCAGCAAGCATATCGAAGGCTTCGTGGGCAAGCTTCAGGCCGTGGCCCCCGTGCTCGCGGAGGCGTTCGCCATCGGGGCCCTCACGGAGTTCGTGGCGAGCACGGTGGAGGCGGGCGCGCGGGTGTTCGATCTGTCCGCCAAGCTCGGGGTGGGAACGGAGGAGCTCCAGCAGTTCCAGTTCGCGGCCAAGCTGGCAGGCGTCGAGGGCGAGTCCGCGGCCCACTCCCTGGGCTTCCTGAACAAGGCGGTGGGCGAGGCCCTCACCGGATCCAAAGAGGCGTCCGAGACCTTCCAGAAGATGGGGATCCCCCTGAAGGATGCCGGGGGCAACGCGCGCGAAACGGGGGACATCCTCCTGGACGTCTCGGACGCCCTGGAGAAGATGCCGGACCAGCAGACGCGCGCGGCGTACGCCATGAAGCTTTTCGGGCGCGAGGGACAGGCCCTCATCCCCGTCCTGGCCCAGGGCTCCGCTCACCTCCGCGAGGTGTACGGGGAGTTTGGCAAGCTCGGCGGGGGCATGTCGGACGAGTTCGTCAAGAGCGCCAAAGAGACGCAAGACGAGATCGACAAGATCAAATTCGCGCTCGAGTCCATGAAGGTGCGGATCGTGTCCGCCGTGCTCCCCGCGGTGCAGTGGCTGACGGCGAAAATCAAGGCCCTGGCCATCCCGATCCTGGACTGGCTGGACCATACGTCCGTCCTTCGCACGGGCCTTCTTGCCCTGTCCGCGGTCCTGTCGGGTAAGGTGGTGATCTCGATCATCAAGCTGGCCCGCGTGATGGGTATCCTGAAGGCCACGGTGTGGGAGACGGTCAAGGCGTTCCTGGGGTTCGCGCTCCCGCTCATCGGGATCGGCCTGCTTTACCTGGCGTTCGATGACCTGTTTACCCTGCTCTCGGGCGGGGACTCGGAAATCGGCCACCTCCTGGAGACCTTCGGGGGTGTCGAGGGTAAGGATAAGTATGTCCAGGACCTGAAAGACTCATGGCAGCAATTGCTGGACCTGCTCGGCCTGGGCGGGCCAGAGGTGGACGACACCACGGAGAAGGTGTCCCTCCTCGCCAAGGTGGTGGAGTTCCTGGGCGGCGCTTTTTACGAGATAATCACCACGGTAAAGCTGGTGTTCGATCTCCTCGTGGGCACCGCCAACGTGGTCAAGGAGCTGGTCCTAGGCTTTACTAAGCTCGGCTCCGTCAACCCCTTCGGTGGCGTGGGGAAGGCCATCGACAAGACGGGGGACATGGCGGTAAACGACGTCAAGGACATCTGGAACCCCGGTAACCACCCGGCCACGGCCGGCGTGGGAGGGGTGCCTGGTTCGAAGTATGACCAGGGCCCCGGGACGGTATCCGTGGGCGCTCTGCAGTACGGGGCCCCCTCCGTCCCCGCTCCGGTGCCCGTGGCCGCCGCGGGGACGCATGTGGAGAAGATCGAAGTGCACGTGGAGGCGGGAAAGAACCCCGAGGAGACGGGTAAGCGCGTCGCCCAGTCCGCCTCCACCGCGCTCGAGAAAGAGAAGCGGGACGCGGCTGTGAATCTCAAGAGGTCCTAATGGGTGCCTACCTTACGTTCCTCGATGGCGTGCTGTCTTTCACTACCCTGTCTTTTGACGGGGTGCAGGACGAGTCATGGGACCTCCCCAGCGAAATCTCCAGCCACCCCGTGGAGAAGGGTGCGGACGTTACGGACAACGTGCGGGTGGGCCTCACGAAGTGCCAGCTCTCGATCATCTGCACGAACCAGCCCCACCAGGCCAACTCGTTCACCACGCCCACCCTTACCCTAACGAACATCTCCACCCCGAGTCCGTCGGGCCAGGATGCCACGGGGGTGTTCGCGGTGGCGGCGGATCGGAGCGCGGCCCCGGACCAGGTGACCGCCACGGTGTGGGACAACCAGCTGAACTTTGACGCGGCCCTGAAAGGGGTGGGCTCCCTCGTGGGCGGCGCGGTCGGGGGTGGCCTCGGGTCCGTGGTGGGGACCGCGGTGGGTGGCATCGCGTCCGCCTTGCTCGCGCCCCCTGGCCCGAAGAAAGTCACGTTCACCCCGCAGGGTGGACTCGGCACCGCGCGCCCCACGGGGGACTCGTTCCAGGTGCAACTGCAAGCCCAGGACACGCCGGACGATTACGTGGCCCGCATGTTCTCCGCGCTGAAAACGCTGCGAGACTCGGCCACCCTCATCACGGTCCACGGGTCCAAGAACTTCCAGGAGAACATGGTGATCGCCTCGGTGAACATGCACCGGGACGCATCGACGGGGACCGGGGCGGAGTTCATTCTCCAGCTTCAAGAGATCAGGTTCGTCACCACGCAGACCGTAACGGCGCCCGCGGCCACGGTCCCCAGGGCCAAGCCTCCGGCGCACAAGGGGCCGCAGAACCCCACGCAGGCGCCCGCGCCCCTGACCCGCTCGGCCATGCGTAACCTGGCCCTGCAGTCGGTCAAGACGGGCGGGGGCATGCTGACGGGGGACCAGGCAGCGGCCACGGGCCTCACCCCGGCGGACCTGGCCTCTATCGGGGCGGGTGCACTATGACCACTATAACAGATACCCTCCAGATCGTACCGACCTACGATGAGGTTCATTGGGACCAGGCGACCACCTTGGACGGGTCCACGTTCCAGCTGGCGTTTACCTACAACCAGCGCGAGGACTGTTACTACCTGGACGTGTCGGACCTGGAGGGGGTGCCGATCTACGTCGGGGTCAAGGTGGTATGTCACACCATGCTCTTGCGCAAATGCGCGGACGCGGACCGGGCCCCGGCGGGGGATTTCTGGTGCGAGTCCACCACCGGAAACCTCGCTCCCCCGGGCTTGGGAGAGCTGGCCCCCGGCGCGCGGTGCGTGCTCTTGTACGTGCCGGTGAGCCTGATCCCTTAGACCGCCCGGTGCGATCCCAGGGGGCCGCCGCGCACGGTGGTGGGACGCCCGTAGTAACTCTTGCTGTCGTTGCCGTACCACATCGCCACGGTTCGGGCCGTGCGTCGAGTGCGCGTGTAGGCATACACGGCGATGGATCCCACCGTGCACCCCTGGCGGTTGAGCTCGGCCGCGTCCGAGAGGCACGATCGCGCGTCCGACGTGCTCGTCATCATGGATCCGTTGCGGGTGTAGTTGATTTGGATCGAGAGGGCCATGGGCTCAATATGACCCCGGGCACTCTGGAAGGCAAGCGATGAGCGTCGTAATCGGCCCCGAACTCAGGCAGAGATATTGCAGGGTCACGGTGGGGACGCTCGCCTTGCAGGGCGAGGACGGGACCGGACTGGACGTCAAGTTCAAAATCAAGAAGACGTACAAGCCCGAGCCGAATACCTGCGAGCTGGAAATCTACAACCTGAACGAGGACCACCGGAAGGCCCTTGCAGGCTCGTCCGCCCTCTCCCGGTCCGTGGCCTCTCCCCCGGGCACGGGCGGCCAGGTCGTCCCGGTGCGCATCGACGCGGGTTATAAGAACGCCGTGGCCCAGGTGTGGCTGGGGGAGCTCCGGGAAGCGCAGACGAATCACAACGGCCAGGACAATATCACCCTGCTTACCACGGGAGACGGGGACAAGGCCGTGGCGCGCCAGCGGGTGAACGTGGCCCTAGGCCCGGGGACGACGTCCGCCACGGCCATGCGCGCCCTCCTGAAGGCCCTAGGGATAGGCCAGGGGAACCTCCCGACGGCCCTGGCCCTTCTGAACAGGGCAGGCCGCACGCAGATGTACGTCAAGGGGGCCCTACTGAAAGGGAGCGCGGCGGACCACATGACGGACTTGTGTCGTTCGGCGGACCTGGAGTGGAGCATCCAGGAAGGCCAG